ATTCATTAGGGTCTAATACTGCAGGTGATTCTAATATAGCGATTGGTTTTAATGCGATGTATTCTAATACTACAGGTAATGGAAATATTGCAATAGGCGCAGCAAGCAGCAGTGGAAATTTTAATAATTCAATACTCATAGGTACATTTGCAACAGCTACTGCAAATAATCAATTCGTAGTCGGATCAGCCGGCTCTAATGCTGGTACTATCACAACTGAGTCAATTACTCCAGATAAAACGTGGACAGTTAGAATAAATGGAGTTAATTATAAAATACCACTATTGACTGCTTAAAATTATTAGTAATTTTAAATTAGATAGAACCAATTGTGAGTTGATGTATATAAAATAAAAAACACTTTTATATGCACGATTCATTTAATGAAGAAGAAGCAGCTCGTTTTTTAGAAGAGCAAGATCGAATTCATGGAGTAAATACTATATCTATCGAAGAAGAAAAAGAGTCAATCGTTACTCCTTTACCTCAATCAAATATTCGTCCAATATTACCTGAACTATCTGCGGCTGAAGAATCGTCTTGGAAATTATTAGATCTTCGATCTCTTCCATCACAAGGATTATTTTATCCTGAAGGGACTGAGCTATTATTAAGATCTGCTAAAACTAAGGAAATTAGACATTGGTCTACTATTGATGAGCATGATCCACTTGATGTTCGAGATAAAATTAATTTTATTTTAAATGCATGTACTAAAATTAAACCACGAACAGGGAGACCTTTAAACTTTAATGATTTTTTAGAAATCGATAGATACCATATATTATTTAGATTATATGAATTGACTTTCCCCAATCAAGAAAATAAGCTTTTTGCAAATATTAAATGTAGTAACGATGGAATTATCAATAATACTCAAGTATTAAGCGCTAATTTAGTAGGTTTCAAATATCCTGAGGAATTAATGAAATGGTATTCGCCTGAAGAGAGATGTTTTAAAGTAGTATCTGAAAAATTAAATGAGACTTTTAATTTATATCTACCGACGATTGGAACTGAAAATAGATTTAGAACTAAGAGAGCAGATGAGATTAATAGAGGAAGTGAGATCGACGAAGCATTCTTTTCATTTGGTCCATATTTAATTCAGGACTGGCGATCAGCTACACCGCAAGCAATAACTGAACTTCGATTTAGTTCTCTTGCATGGCATGAGAATAAATTTGTATTCATTCATAAATTTACTGAACAGCTAAAATCTGCGAGTTTAAATAAAGTAGTTAGTGTATGTAGTACATGTAAAGAGGTTACTGAGAGCCATGTTTTTTCGGCAGGAAGCTTCACTATCAAAGATATTTTCATTATTTCAACTGGACTTGATGAACTTATTTAAGTTGAATAAAGACTTGGCAGTGAAGCTTAATCAATCATTCGATACCCTATATAATTTGGAATATATGGAATATTCTCTTCTGATAAATATACTTAATGATGAGACTGAAGAGGCAAATAATCCATCTGATATTTTTACAGGAAAGGCACATGAGCCTCCATTAAAAGTTAATTTACCGGATCATTTAAAATTTAAATAAATAATAAAAATAGTTAATCATAGTGGATAATGAACTTAGTGATATGCTTAATTCAATTATAAATTCAGAACCAGATTTATTAGTTGAATTAGACTCAGAATTATCTCCAATTAATAAGGAGAATAAAAAAACATCGGCTAGGGATAATAGTTTAGTTACTGATCCTCTTAATCCTCGTGATTCAAATAAGAATAGTGAAAGTACTTCAGTTTTAGATAATTCATTAACTTCAAGAAACGAAGAGCTAGTTACACCGAGCTCCATTGCTGACTTATCCAATCAGCCTACCATTAATATTAATTTAGATCAACTTCCAAATATTAAAAAAGAGACACCTGAGAATATTCCATCGAATATCTTAAATACATCCTCTTCATATAATACTTTAAATAAGACTATTAATAATATTGATAACTCGTCCACTTTGAATGTATCGGCGATTACTAATCCTACTTCATTGACTCATGAATCGGTACCTGATCCGCGTCAAATACAAGCAACTTCTGACATGGTTAATATTATCAATACTCAATCAATTGATATACCAAAGATTATTGAAAATGTTTTAAATAATACTAATCAAATTTCAAAGTTAGTCGAGAATAAATCTAATAATGTGATTAATAATAGAGAGAATACGAATACTATATCACAGTCAGAAAATATTAATTCTACTTCATCTATTAATAAAATAGAAAAGACTGCTGATCAGAATTATTCAAGTGAATCTTCAACTAGCTCAGATAGTTCAAATAATACTATTGTAGATCGAAATAAAATAAGTTTAGTTAAACCAACGACGACGGTTTCAAATACTTCGTCTACTTCATCAACTTCTGAAAATAATAGTCTTTCATCTAATCCATCAAATTCATTAGCTACATCAACAATATCTACATCAGATACGAGTATTAATAATCAGATGAGTACATATAATTCAAATAATCAAACTCAAAGTGCACCAGTAGTTTCACAGGAACCAGTAAATAATATTGTAAATATCGATATTGATCAATTAGTTCAATCTATTCGTAAACTTGAGAAAATACTAATTAGCGGAATCGACGTAACTATTAAAGACATATAATATGGAAAACTCAATAGAAAACACATTAAAAGGCCAATTACATAGCTTATACTCAACGTATTCAGCTATTCATGTTCAATTCAATAGAATAGAGGAAGAGGCTCTTAAACTTGAAGCTGAGAGAAAAACAGTAAGCGAGATACTTCATACTACTCGAGAACAAGAAAAAGAGGTAATAAATAAACTAGAAGATATCTTATGTGTTACCTTAACGCCTGATGCTATCCTTGAAATAATCAAAGAATATGAATAAAGATTCCATCTATAAATTTATTGCACTGTGCTTAATATCAATTATTATTTTCATGTCATGGAAAATATACAATATTCAGACACAAGGAATTAATCAATTAGATGAATTAAAGAAATCAATTATTGCATCAGATAGCTTAACAAAAGAAGCTAATGGACAATATTCAAAACTTGTAGATTATTATAAAACTGAATCTGATTTACTTCGTGATCTTAAATCAAATAATAACAGTTTATATCAAACTATCAAGAAACAGGATGAACGATTATTAAGTATTACAAGTGCAGTTATTTCACTAGATAGAAAAGTAAGTGAAGGATTCGCTCAAACAGATCCAATTGATACAAATAAATTAAATCTTTCATTACGTTATCCAACTGAGGAAGATCCTTTTGTATTTTGGGATGGCTGGATAAATAAGAATACTTTTGCATATAAAGGAGAATTTTCATTTAGTAAATTACCAATTAAGATAATTCTTACTGAGGAAACTCGAGGAATTTGGAAAAGTCGATTAGTTGGACCTGAGTGGTTAAAAGTAGATTCGCTATCGATATCAAGTATCCCACCAATTGAATATTCTCAAATTAAACCTAAAAATATACAATGGTTAGTTGGAGGCAGTTATTATCATGGATTAAACTTAGGCAATACTGGAATAGGCGTAAACTTAGGATTAAATTTATTTGATAAACATAATATTATAGTTGGTGCAAATACACTTCAGCAATTAAGTTTTGGATACACTTATAAAATAGGATCCTTTAAAAAGAAATAATTAACATGGCACAAAGTAGATTTATTAGTTTATCTCAATACTGTGTAGTAGAGTATCAATTTGAACCTCTAGGATCACTTAATTTCAGTAATGATGATTTTATATTCGTTAAGAATACTATCACTGGTGGGCATCAGATTTTTAATACCGACACTTCGTATAACTCAACTAAGAATATTCAAGATTTAACAGTAGTTCCTCTTAGTAATAATCAATATGCCTATTTAGATAGTGAGAAGATACCAAATTATCTTCAATATAATCCAGATCTAATCGATACTCCTGTAACTGGATATAATGTAGTGATGGATAAAGTAAGATTTCATTTTGTTTCAGGCTTTGATTTTGATAATTTCAAAGCCTTAATTCTTTCTATAACAAATGAAGAAAATAATGGAACAGTTAATATATTTGCAAATATTTTACTTGCACCAGAAACTATTTCTCAATTAATTATTTTTAATTCTAAACCTCTTTTTCTTTCAAATGCATTATACGATAGATATATTGATATACTTGTGCCATCTATTAAAAATATAAATGAAGATTTTCAGATTGCGCCAGTTCCAGCAAATACTTTTGCTGCTGCCATTACCCCAACTGATGCAGCATCAGTTGGTTTTGTATACAATAATCCAATAAGCATAAGTTTATTGGAATGTGGAAAAAAGAATATAATTCATACTAATACTTTAACTACATATGATTCATATGAAGCAACGAATGTATTTACTGCAACGGTTTCACAAAGTAATGAATTTGATAATGTCGGAGCATATGTAAATGAATCAATTGCTGGAGATTACTTAGAATTTTATTTGACGTATAATTCAGCTTTTCCCGGAGAATTAATTTCAATATTAAATAGGCGTAATCCAGTAGACGATTGGATCATTGTTCATCAATTAAGTGTATTTGAACAAGTAGGGACAGCTTTTATTAATACTTCAAGAATAGTATTTTTCCAGGAAGACTCTTATGATGAACCTAATATATTTAGACCAGTTTTAAAAAATGCAAATGAAGCTATCAGTATGTCAATTGATTATATTTCACGATTAACAAATAGAAGAAATGGAGATCAGATAATACGCGAAGGTTCATTTAGTTTAATTTCACCTAAAAAATACGGCAGAGAATTAATTAACTTACCATTATTGGATAAACCTCAATCGCATAAAATATACAATAAAATTGTTAAGAACAGTTTTGAAGCTACTCCGCTATTTATTGAACCAATTGCTCTTGATAAACAAGCAGTTGTCACACTAAATTCACAATCTCAAGTAATAACAACTGTTTCAACTGAATATGTTCCTATCTTCTTTAATAATAATAATATTTCAATATCTAATATAAACGCAATGGCTACTTCGCATGATTCAACTCAACAAGTAATATTTAGTCCAGGTACTCTTCGATTTATTCTTTCACCATTTGATAATGTTTTAAAATTAAAAGTATTTACTGAAGCTTCTCTACCTGATGCAACTAATCCACTTGTTCCATTAGATTTAAATATATCTTCTGCCAAATATCGACTAGTCTTTGAAACAACTACTGGCAAGGTATCAATTGATAATGCAAATGATTCTAAATTAGAAAATCTATCTACTGGCCAAATAACATTTAATGTTTCTAAGAAAATGAGCGAATCTATTATAAATTCAATCAATCGTACAATTTATTTAACATCTGTTTCACAAGATGGTAGAGAAACATTAATGTATACTGGAGAATGGAGAAAACCTAGTGAACAGTCTGATGTTGATGCAGCAATTGCACTAGCGAAAGCTCAAGCTAAATCTCAAGCAACAACTAATGCATTACTCTTAAATATTAAATCACGATTAGACCAAATTAATGAACTTGATTTTTCAAGTAAAGTTCAAAATTCTTCTTCGACTCGTAATACTGGCGAAGCATCTGTCGTAAATCGATTCGGCGTAGCTAATGCAAAATCTATCAGAACTAATTATAAAAATACTAAAGGTTAATCCTAATTATAATAACAATAAATAATTACTCAATTATTGAGATAAATAAAAAAAAATAATTATGCACGAAATGAAAAGCTTCGTAGACAAAATATTAACTGAACTTAAGGGTAATTCTGCTATTAATTCAGAACCGCTTGTAAAAATGTTATCAGAATCAATTGATAAATCAATTGTATTAGGCGAAATGAATGAAACTATTTATTCTAATCTAAAAAATGGATTAGTTTCAATTAATAATTCAATTAAGAATCCAGTATTAGAATCAATCGTAAACCAGTTTGTAAAAATTGAAGATACTGATTTATCTAAAACTTATCAAATAGCTAAGCGTATTGATTTAACAAGTAAACTTAAAGCAATCAAAGAATCTAAGTCTGGTGCAACTCCTACTGTTTCTTCACAAATTGACGTATTTGAAAATTACTTATCTACTGGAGCTTTAGATTTTGCATTATGTGAAAGCTTTATTGCAACATTTTCTAAACATAAATTAGATTCAACTATTTCTAAACAAGTAAAATTAGTTGAGCGTTATGTAAATGAAAATCGTTCAGAAATTCTTTTCTTAAATACTATTTACACATTAGATGCTATGCCTAATCAAAATTATGCAGAAGTAAGTGCAGATCTTAAAAATATGTTAATTGGCGAATCATATACATCAGATATCCTTAAAATTAAATATGGAACTACTGTACCTGTAATAAATCAATTAGTTAATGAATTAAGAGTAGTAGAATCTCAAAAACTTGGATACTTTACTTTAGGAGAAGGAGATTCATTTACTCAGATCACTAATCTAATTACTCCAGCAACTAAAGCAAAAGACGGAATGATCATTTATATGGATGATAAATTTATTTCTATCCGTGAATCTAGAGGTCTTACTGGAAAAGAGAAAAAAGTATACATTGATGGAACTTTTAAAATTGCTGAAATTGATCCAACTTATGTAAAAGAAAAATTTCCTAAATTCTATAGTGTTGCTGAATCATTTGCTACATTAGGATTTAAGAAAAATATTGATGGTACAGGAGTAGACTCTACCGCTATTCGAAATTTTAATATTGGATTTAAAACAAATGAAGAAAAAGAATTAGACTTATATTTAAATGAATCTAAAGTTGTAGATATCGCTGACATTAATTTAATGGAGGCTTTAGTATTAGAAAACAATTCAATTAAAGAAAAAGTTATTACTTTATTTGAAAATTCTAAGAATTTATTTAATTTAGATTTTATTAAAGAATTAACAAATGATAGAACTCTATCTGAAGCAACTGTTTTTAAATTAAATGAAGAATTTTATATCTGTGAGAAAGTAAATACCGCTGAAAGAGATTGGAGAATCGTTGATGAACACCAATTATATGAATTCTGTATGGCTAAATTCAATTACGATATTAGTCCTATCTTTAAAACTAAAATTGATGAAAAGATAGATTCTTACAATAAGATTGAAAAGAAAAAAGGTGCTATTTCAGTAGATATTACAAAGCTTGAAGAAACTATGGAGAAATTACAAGCAGCTATTTCTAATCCATCAACTGATTCAGAAGCAGTTAAGAAATTAACAGGTATTCGTGAATCAGTTGAAGCTACAATTACTTCACTTAAACAAGATTATGTTGGACTAGACCTATTTAAAAAAGGACTATAATGAAAAATATATTATCTTATCTGGATTATATAAGCGCCTCTCTTAATGAGGCGCTTGATCCTTTTATCACAGCCAGTCGAAAATATAGAATTGGTGATTCAGTAAAAGTAAAAGATAGAATCGGCAAAGTTACTGCAATTGATGGATCAAGTTATCTTGTAATGATAGGATTAAAAAATGAAAGAGTTAAAGAATCAGATATTGATTCGCTTGGACCGCTTAAGAAACATAAGGACAAGCCTTCTCGTAAGAAATTACCAAAAACCAGAGATCTAAATCTTTAAAGGACATTGAAAAATGTCCTTTTTTATTTTAATATATTTTATTTTTATGTATAATAATTAAAAATATATGTAATATGAAAAATTCAATTGTAATTGGGCCGATCTTAAAGGCTAGACCTGAAACTAAACACTCATCTATTTTACGTGAGCGTATTTCTAAATTAAAAGTTGGAAACTTTTTTGAAATCTCAGGAATCTCTGATCCTAATGATACCAAAAAATTAAGAGCTACCGTAACATACTTTGCTAAAAAGCAAAATGTTAAATTATCAACTGCAACTATCGGAAAGGATATTCTTAAAGTTGTTCGAATCAATTCAACTAAAACTAAAGAGTCTTCAAAAGTATAATAACATATAAACAATTTTAAATGGATACACGTATAGACTTTAACACAGCTAAGAAATTTGATCAGCTTGAATTAATTGATTGGCCAACTAGATATGGAGACTTTAAATTTTATGTTCGTAAAGGACTAAATGAAGTTAAATATAATGTTGGAACGAATGTTTCAAAAAGCCCAAATAGCGGAGAGTATATTAAACCTCTTACATCGGCTGCATATGGACCTTCTTTAAATGTAAATGAAGTATTTAATCAAGAAGATACTTGGTTGGATATTGGTGGACATATTGGATTGTTTGCAATTCGAATGGCAAAACAGTTTCCAAAAATTAAAAGTGTTGTTTCATATGAAGCACTTCCACATAATGCATCATTTGCTCTTGAAAATATTGAAGTTAATGGAGTATCTGCAGAATGTTCAATTATTCAAAAAGCAATCGTTCCAGGACAAGAAGATTCAATTGATTTCTTTATTTCAAATGATTCAGGCAAACATTCAATTTTACCTATCAGAGGAAGAGAAATTTTACATGTACCTGCAATCAATATTAATGATGCGATTTCTGAACATGGGGCAACTGCTATTAAAATGGATGTTGAGGGTGCCGAATACGAATTAATTAAAGCAGTTACAGACTGGTCAAAAGTTAGAATTTTTATTCTTGAATATCACTTCATGTATAAACCATTGAAAACGAATAGAGTTGAAAAATTCCAAGAAATTACTTCAATCCTGGCTGAAAACTTTGATGTTGTTAGAAAGATTGAAGCGGTTGAATATGGAAAGAATTTTATAACTCATATCGTTGCTATAAAAAACACTTAATACTTTGATATTCTTCTTAGAAGATATAAAATGAGAACCTTAACTGGTTCTCATTTGTTGTATTATCACCAGCCTTTTGAGTGACTTTCTAATACTTAATTGATAAGAACCAATTGAACTATATTAAATAGTCAAGTATTCCTAGAACCCATATTAGATATTCCAAAAGGAATGACTTTAAGTTTACATAAATATTTAACTTGGGCTAGAACTCAAGAAACAAATCAAGTAATATAATATATGAAAAGTTTATATACATATTTTGGTCTTTTAGATCTACATGAAATTGATTCACCAGGACACTCTCTATATCAACTAGGATTAGTTGATTCACTGAGAGAAACGTATAGTGAAGAAAAATTTGATTTTTATTCCTATTATCCAGAAGATATAATTAATTCTGAAATCACGCATGTCTATCCATCAACTAAGTTAGGTACACTATTTAATAAGTACCGTACTTTGTTATTCGATAAAAATATTGATTTCATTGATAATGTTCTTATGAATATTGAAAATAGAGAATATGCAAATCTTTATTTAAAAGCTCGATTTAGAAATCTTTCAACACTATCTAAAAAATGGAAAGATGCAAAGGAGTTTGAGAGTATTATCGATGTTGCACTTGCTTCAGGTTATGAAAAACATCAAATACGAATCTTAGATACTGATCTTTCTCTTTCACCTAGTTTTATTGCAAAGTATGGAGATTATGTAACTATTCTTGTTCCATCAATTGATTTTCCGGGAATATCTACTAGTTTCTTAGAGGAGTGTGTTAAAATAAATATTGAGTCTGACCCGAAGGGATTAGCTAGCGTATTTTATGGAAATATTAATACTTCTAACTATAAAAGTGGAAATTCAAAAAGTGATATTCTACCAGACTCTTTAACTTGGCTTGCACAATATCACTCTACCCAAAGATCTTTTGACGAGGGTAGTCCGTTCCAAGTAATATGTAAAGAATCTGATTTTAGCTCCGGTGCCTTTGATTTTACTCAAGTAAATACATATAACGTCAAAAGAAATGATCGAGTTAAAATATGGGAAACTCTTGAGGCTTCTAGAATAATGATAAATATCACTAAAGAAAAATATGATGAAAATAAATTTATTCCAGCTAGAATATTTGAAGCTATGATTTTCGGAATGATTCCAGTATCATATAAATTTAACTGGTTATGTCCAGCTTTTTCTTTTAATGATCTTGATGATTTAAATGAAATTTATGCATACCTATCTGAATGTGATAATGCAGGTTTAATTCAAGCATATCGATATTTTGTAAATAGCTATTTAAGTATAGCATAGTTTACAATCTTCATATTTTTAGTATAAATAATATAAATACGTGAAATATGAAAACTCTAGTTATTATATTATTAAGTCTAAGTATATTAGTTTTATCGACTAATTTTTCTTTCTCTCAATATTGCAATACTGCAACTACCAATGTTACAATAACACCAACTACTACTGTACAATATAGTACGACATATAGTTCTAATCGAAGAGCATTTAATTTTGTAGCCACTGCTGGTAGTGAATACACATTTTCAACAGTAGGTGAAACAACTGTTGATACATACATTAGATTATATTCTACAGGTACAGGTGGTACACTTTTAGCAGAAAGCGATGATTATAATAACACACAATCTGAAATAACCTGGTATTGTTCAACTTCTGGAACGTATTCTGTGTTACTTACTAGATGGTCGTCAAGCAATACATGTGCTGCTCTTAATGCAAATGCCCGTATTAAATACCAAAAGAGTAATTCTAGCGGAGGTACCGTTGTAAGTATTGGTGGTGGAGAAGTCAGTGATTACAATGTTCCTGCAAATCATTATTACAAATATGGTTGGACAGATATGATTTATCTACAATCAGAAATTAATACGGTTGGTAATATTACAAAAATTCGTTTTCAAGTTGACCCAACAACACCAATTCCTTATACAGCAACCAACCAAAAGATTTATATGGGTCACACCACATTATCATCATTTCCATCTTCTACGGTAAAAGAGAATGCTCAAACGAATTACGTATCTTCCAATTATAGATTAGTGTATGATGGGACTATTAATTGGACTGTTGGTTGGGTAGAAATTGTTTTACAAACTCCTTTTCCTTGGAATAACACAAATAATTTACTTATTAAGTGGGAAAATAGAAATAATGCCTATACATTTGATGAACCATATTTTTATTATACATCAAAAACAAACACAGTTGCATATAAAGTTTTAGATGCTTCATACCCAACTGCGGATGGTGTTAGAGGCAGTTTAAGAGCTAACATTAAAATTGCGCTAGCCGACCCAGTTTCATTACCTATACAGTTATTATCATTCACCGGACATAGTACAGTCGATGGTAATTTATTAGAATGGCAAACTGCTTCAGAACAAAACAATGATTACTTTAATATAGAAAAAACACTGGATGGAGAAACATTCGAAAATATAGGATACATAAAAGGTGCAGGTAATTCAAACCAATCCACAACATATTCATTTACTGATTACAATACAAACGAAAATATTAATTACTATCGACTTAAACAAACGGATTTTGATGGTGTGTTTAAATATCATGATATTATTTCTGTTAACAATAATAGTAATAAACTACGTATTATTATTAAAGTTATTAATTTATATGGTACTGAAGTTGACCTTAAAACTCCAGGAGTCTTAATATTAATATATGATGACGGTTCAATAAAGAAGATTTTTAATAATTAATTTATTCTAATTATATAGATCCGATAAACTGAAAAAATTATTTACGTAGATAAATAATAAGAAACGATTAGAAATGTCAGACTTCGTATTAAACGAAAGCCAACTTCAACAGTTTACAATATTAAATGAAGTATTTGATAAGGTTCAGCCTAAATTATCAAATATGCTTACTGTTGATTCTTTGGTAAACGAACTTACTTTTATTAATTCTATTGAATCACGTATACCTGAATCAGTACGACTTGATCTACACTTATCTATGATATTTGATAAAGGAAAGAGATCAGTTTCAGATTATTATAAAGCCCTATCTGGCGGAACCAATTATATATTAGAAGCAGCGCGAAAAGTATTTCCAGATTCTATCGAAATAACTGAATCAATTGAATCATTTAAAACATATTTAATTTCTCGATTAAATGAAGAGATGATGGCATTAGCTGAGCCTACTGGTTTTATAACATCAAGCGGTTTAGAAAAAGCCTTTTCTGGCGGAGAAATTGCAGCTAGAGCAAGCGGTTCATTTTGGACTATGCTTAAAGGATTATTAAATGCTGTTACGGAAGGAGGATCAACAATTGGAATTATTCAATTTATTATTGATATTATTGGATTTGTCGGTGATTTTATTTTTCCAGGAGTAGGAGTAGTTGCCGATCTTATTAATGCAATTATCTATTTTATTAGAGGCGAATGGCTTCTTGGTGCTATTTCAATAATCGCTGCACTTGTTGTAGGTGGAGGTGATACACTAAAATTACTTAAGGGCGGTGCATCAACAGCAAGTCCAATATTTGTTAAACTGGCTAAAGGTCAAGTAGACAATGCGGCAGATGCAGTTGCTAAATTATCTACTAAAGAGAGTGGTCCAGTTATGAAACTTCTTAGAACACTTGTTTCATATATCGGTGGAGCAATCGGCAGTGGGACTACATTATTAGGAAAATTTATTAAGAATTTCTCAAAAGTTACTAACTTTATTCCTGGATTAGGTAAAAAACTAAAAAACCTCTTTGATTTCTTAGGATCATCAATTACTAATTTTGGAACTAAGATGATTACCTTTTGTGATAGTTTTAAATTAATGGAAAAATCTTTAGCTACTACTGCTATTAAGAATATGGATCTTGCTGCAAAAGAGGGAAGTACTGTTTTTAAATTAAGTGATGATGGTCGATTGTTATATGCGATTAATAAAGAAGGAAAAACTATTAGTAGAATTCCATCTGAATTATTTGTACAATCTGAAATCGCTACAATTAAATATGGTCCGAAGGGAGCAAGAAAATTATTTACTACTGCTGCGGATTTTGCAACATATCATAAAGGAATCACTTCGCTTGCAACACGACCATCGTTTATTTCAGGCTTCACTAAATATTTTACTAAAACTATTCCTAGTGCAGTTAAGACATCTGTAAAAGAACTTCCTTTCTTCATCGGTAAACAAATTTATAAAATTGCTACTGGTAAACCTTGGGTAGATGGAGAAGGCGGTGGAGGTAATGCTTGGAGCAAAGAGGAAGTTGAGGGTCATGGATCAGCAGCATTTCGTGAATTCATAGATGGTCAAATAGCAAAGAAAAAAGCTGAGACTGGCGCAACATATGTTCCATATGTTACTCTTGATTCAAGTGATGAAGAGACATATAATAAAGTTATAGACTATCAAAATAGTCTTGCAAAAAGAACAGGTGATCCTAGTATCATGAAGTTGATTACTAAAAATTACGATAGTGAAAAAGTAAATGATGAATTTGATGAGTTCTTTAATAATATAGCAAGTGGAAAAGTTGAGCACGGCGAAACTGGCGATGTTGTTGCACACAGCGATACTCAATCTAAAGAATCTAATGAGCCTGCTTCAAATGATGGTAATTTTGTTAGGGCGACCCAACCTGAATTTAAACCACGAACAGTTGATCAATTTTCAAAATTTAACGAAAAACCGTGATGAAATTAAAAAATTTTAAAAATTATTCACTATATTATTCAAAGGATCCTAAGAATTTTGAAAAGCGAGTAGCTCTGGCTTCTCCGATTGCTAAGAATTTAGAAATGTTTGAAGTCGTTAATACTCTAGATGAAGTTTTTCAAGTATCCAAAGATATTCCAGTAATACCATGGAATGATTTTAAATTTTCAAATAGTGAGATTAATGAAAGTTTTTGTAGTACTGTATATAATCAAAAGTCTCTTCCTACTAAAAACGAATTAAATTCTGAATTTAAAGGAACTCAGTTTATTCCAAATATTGTAACTGATAGATTAAATATCAAGAAGATGAAGTTTCCTATTATTGCAAAATCTGATGATTCAGAGGAAGAGTTTAAAACATATGGTAAATTTAAAAAATCTGAAGGATCATTTAATTCTTTTCAAGAAAAATTAATACCTACCTCTAGATTTGAAATACTTGTATCCGGTGATTCACCGATTCATGTACAGAAAAAAGTAAATCAGACACCGTTTGATATTGATATGAATAGATGGAAACACCTAGGTGAAGCTTCTGAAATATGCAAAAAGATTAATTCAAAATGGTCACCCGAGTATTATACTATTAGTCTTACTGAGTCTGACGGTAAACTATATCTTGAATCAATTGGAAGATCCTCTACTCTTACTCCAGCACAGGGTGTAAAATTATATGAATCAGCATATGAAGATTATTATTCAGCAAATCTTCCAAGCTGGATTAAAAAGAAGCTATTTACTGACCATGTTAAACCTTATTATAAGCAGAAATATTATGATTCGTTACTTTTAAAACCTTCTGGTGTAATTGATTATTCTAAATATATTAAATAATGATTATTATAACACTATTAGGTAAACGCATAATGTTAACTTTGAGAGCATATCGAAGAAGTGCAGATAAGAATAAACCAATTAGTGCTAGGCTGAATCGTAGAGATTTTGAAAAAAAACGTTTAAGGAATAGAAATATTAAACAACTATCTCGATATAAAAACAGAAACAGATATGGGAATACTGAAATTTAATGAATTCGTAAATGAACGATGGGCAATAGATACACCAACAGAACATAGAGTTGCTGCTGGTGTTGCAATAATATGGGACAGTAAACTATTATTAGTACATCCAACTAATTCATCATGGAAAAAACCAACTCTTGGAATACCTAAAGGAAAATTAGATCGACCTGATGAAGATCCAATGGATGCTGCGCTTAGGGAACTGATGGAAGAAACTTCTATTTCTCTTTCACCTGACCAACTTGATTCAGAGCCACATCAAGTAATATTCTATAAGAATGGTAAAGCAGACGGTCGATTAATTTATTTTATATGTAATATTACTGACCTTTCTGAAATAGGATTAGATTCTGCACGATTACCTAAAGCTAATTTACAAGCTGAAGAAGTTGATTGGGGCGGATTTCTTTCTGCGAAAGATGCATATCCTAAAATGAGTACAAGTCAATTGATTATATTAGATCGGCACTTAACCTCATAATCAAAATAAATAATTAAAATCATAAAAGTTAAATATGCTTACTTTTAATACTTGGATTAACCTAAATGAGTCTGTTTCATTTGACCCTAGTGCAAATTATCCAGATAAAACATTTGGTTTTGCGATAGGTAATATAGATAGCGGCAAAGCCAATATGGGCGGAGCTGGTGGAGATTGGGGCGGAAGTATGTCAAGAGCATTGGCTTTTGGAAAAACTGCAAATGATTTTGTAGGAAAAAATATAGTAACATCCCAAAAGAGATCTAGAGTAAAAACTGCAAGCGGTGCAGTGTCTGATCACTATGAAGGGAGTGACGATTCATATGCAATAGACCTTGCAGCTAGTGGAGAAAAAGGGGATGCTTTACTTGCTCACTTAATGCAATGGTGTGGTCATCCAGAATATAAAGGAGGTTCATGGTTTAATTTTAATTCAGGAGGATATCGCTATCAAGTAGGATGGAAAGTAAAGGGTCACTTTGACCATATTCACATAGGCGTTAAAAAATCAGGTACTGCAAGTTCATCTACCTCTTCTACTCAAGTTAAAAAAGCAAGTGAAATTCAAGTTATTCCTGGAAAGACTCCAGGCGAGAGAATATTAAATAATCAAGCAATTCTAAACTGGCTATATCAAATGATGCCAGATATTGCACCAACTCTTACTCCAGAAGCGCTAGATCTTACACTTAAAAACAATCCTGAACATTTTCAATGGTTTAAAGATAAGTTTAACTTAAATAGTGACGGTAATCCAATAGGCTCACCAGATTTAACTAAATCTGCAGATGATGCTAAGGAAGCAGTTGATGCTGCACTATCTAGTAAAAAAATCAAATCTAATTATACTGGAGAAAAAGCCAAGAATATTGATTTATTAATTGAGGAAATGAATAATCAAGGGGTTACTAATAAATATGCAATTATTGGTATACTTTCAACTATTGGAAAAGAGAGCGGATTTATTCCACAAAATGAAATTGGATATAGTGGAACTCCAAATAAAAATATTAGAAAGATTTTCGGTTCAAGAGTAAAGGATTTATCTGATACTGAGCTAGATAAACTTAAAGCCAATACACCTGCATTCTTTGATAAAATATATGGAATGACGGCAACTGATAATCTTGGCTGGAATACTGGAAATGATCAACCTGGAGATGGATATAAATATCGAGGTAGAGGTTTTAATCAAATAACATTTAAAGCCAATTATAAAAAATATGGTGACTCAATAGGAATGGATCTAGTTTCAAATCCAGATCAATTAAACGATGTTAAAACCGCAGCAAAGGCCGCTGTAACTTTTATAATAAATGGATTAAAGCGAGCAGGCGTCGATCCTAATTCTTTTACTAGTAGAAGAACAGCAATTCGAGACTGTGTTAAAGTAAATGCTGGAGGATCTTCTGCATCGGGTGATGCTATTGCAAAAGCAGAGGCAATTGATAAAAATTTTGACTTAGCTTAAAACCTTAATTCATATACTCAGTTTAATAATCTAAACAATTAAATATATGTCTGAAGAAACAACAACCGCAACAATCGAAGAACAAGAAGTTCTTACACAAGTTCAAGATGAAACTACTGGATATGTCGAAACTCCAACTTCTGAATTATCTGAATTAGATTCAGCAATTCAAAGAAGAATGGGATCATTTGAATTAACTATCTCTCCATCTGATTTAAAGTATATCAAAAATTTACTTAATAATAAAGTAGAATGGAAAGGGCCAAACGAAGCATACTTAATATTAATGTCTCTTGTTTCTCTTTCTAGTGCATTAAACGAAGTTGATGATAAGTCTACTGAACGTACTACACTTAGTTTACCTTCAACTACTTTAGAGTCAATTAATTTTTTCTTAGGTAAAATCACAGGTAAAGGCGAAGAATCTGCGCATAGATTATTTGCAGTATCTATGTTACTTCGACCTGCGATGGAAGAAATAAAGAAACTTGATGAAGTAATTGAGAGACTTCAATCTGAGAAAAATTAAAATATCGCTAGATAAATAATAAAAAAGTTATTAAAGAATGAAAGTAAAGAACTTTTCTGGATTCATGAAAACTCGTAAGTTAAACGAATCTATGGACGATGCATCAGATGCAGGATATGAAGGTGAAAATCAATATGGGTCTAATTCTAGTGATGCAGCTTCTGGATATTATGGAGCTAATCCAGAAGACGAAGAAGAAGAACCAAACGATGATGAAGAAAATGAAGATGGTGAAGATCAACCTGAAGAGGAATTGACACTTGAAGATTTAAAATCAATGATCGATGATCTTTCTGAGAGACTTAAAAAACTTGAACCTGAAGAGGAAGAAGAAGAGGGTGAAGAAGGAGAAGGCGAAGAAGGCGAAGAAAAACCTGAAGAGGAAGAACAAGCTTAATTTTTACTTTAGAAATAAGATTAAAAAGCGAATGGAAACATTCGCTTTTTTTATTTAATAAATAATCCTGAATTAATATAAACTCATGAGTCAATTTAAACCAACTAACTTAATTATTCTATTTGAAGCATATTGTAAAAAAATGGATATTGATGGAAAGGAGATCCCAGCATTAATATCAGATATTTCAGTAAAACTCAAAGTTGCATCTACTCCTGAGTCTCAAGCAAAAGGTTACATTGGGTCAAATGAGTCTCCTCTAGATAATGAAGGTATTCTTTTTATATATGATGAACCTCAACCTCTTTCTTTTTGGATGAAAAAAGTAAAGTTTCCATTAGATATTATCTTCTTTGATACACAATTTGATTATATTAATCATGAAACAATGGATCCAGCTCATGATGTAGATGAATTCAATATTCCTAAATATACTAGTCATAAACCTGCAAGGTTTGCAGTTGAGCTTCCTGCAGGGTGGTGTAAAAAAAATATGACACCTGACTGTAAACTTTCTTTTTAATTATGTATTATAATTAAAAAAAGAAATATGTTACACCAAGATGATTTTATAGAGCTTCGTGAATTTGTTAATGAAATGAATTCATCAAATTCAACCAATTATAAAATTGAAGTTCTTACTAAGTATCAATATCATCCCTTTATTAAAAGGATCCTATTTTATACATATCATCCATATTGGAATTTCGGATTAACTTCTGCAAATCTTAAAAAACGAAGTGACTTAATTGCTCCAGTTGAAGTATATGATGACTTCTTTATGATGCTTGATGATTTTAATGAGCGAAATATGACAGGTCACTCTGCTATTGAGGCAATGAATCGATTTATTGCAGATTATTCAGAATGGGCTGACTTGATTTATCAAGTAATTGATCGTAACCTTGAAACTAGGGCAACTACTACTCTAATTAATAAAGTTATTCCTAAATTCATACCGACTTTTGAAGTTGCTCTTGCTCATGATGCGGCAAAAGTAAAAGGCGTAAATATATTTGATGGAACCTGGCTGGTTTCTCGGAAGCTCGATGGAATACGGTGTATTTGTTTTATTCATGGAGAAGATATACGATTCTTTTCACGTAATGGCAAAGAGTTACTAACTCTTGGAAAAGTTGCAGAGGAAATAAGACGCTTGGGGATAACTGATACTGTTCTAGATGGTGAATTATGTCTTATGAATGAGGGTGGTTCAGATGACTTCCAAGGCGTCCTAAAGCAAATACAGCGTAAGGGTCACACAATTGAAAATCCAAGATATCAAATCTTTGATATTTTACAAGCTGGCGAATTTGCAGGAGAAGATGAATCACCATTATTTTCTACTAGAATTGACTGTAGAGGACACTTGTTGGGAGATCTTAAATCATCGGCTATACTTGAAATACTTCCACAAGTAAGAATTATGGATGAAGATTCTCTTGAAGAATTAAAGAGTCAATCTAAAGATTCTAATTGGGAAGGCTTAATTGCTAGAAAGGATACTCATTATTCTCCAGGAAGATCAAAAAATATGCTTAAAATTAAAGAATTCTTTGATGCAGAATA